CGCTAGATACAATCATCTTAAAGAACTAGAAGGTTTAGGTTTAATCTCTGATATAGAAGTGCACCCGCCATTCCCATGCGTAGTCAATGAGAAGAAGGTATGTCTTTACAAGGCTGACTTTAAATATAAGAACATCAACGGTGATGAAGTCATAGAAGATACCAAGGGCATAGAGACACCTATGTTTAGATTAAAAAAGAAACTTGTTGAAGCTTTGTATCCTGGCGTAGAAATCCTAATAATAAAGAAAGCTAAAGATTAAAAGGGCGTGCCTGTTTCAACCCAAGGCTTGATGCTTTGGATAGTTCCATTCATCATCTTCTTAACAGCAGCACACTGCTCTAGTAATTCTTTTGGAAAGCCGCTGTTGATTATCTCTATCAACTCCTTACTAGAATAAAGGTTATCTTCTTTAAGTTCTTTTTGTTGAGCTACATTAATAAATCTAAAGCCATCCTTCTCATAGATAACAAAGTTAGCGTCCTCTTCAACCATGGTTGCTGGTATTAACTCTGGTATATAGTTATGTCTTGGACATCCCTTGGTCTGTCTCTCCTCGTCTATCTTCTTATCATGCTGTGAGCAATGCCAATATGCGTCCCCTTTCTTTACATCAGCACTAGCAAAGCGACATGATCTACAGTGAACTTTCTCAGGCAAAGACCTGCCAAGATATGCGGCCCTCTCTTTGACAGACATGAAGCTACGGATTCTGTAGTCAGTTTCAGGTATGTAATTGTCTGGTGGTGTATTGGTTAGCAATATATTCTCAGCCTTCTCCATTAACATTTCAAACTTTAGGTAATCAAAGTCAACAATCTCTGTGTATAGAGCTGAGTTGTTCTTGTTATAAACAATAGCTATGCAATGATCTAGCTTGAACAGCCCCATGTATAAATGGATCTGTGCATCGTACTCCTCTGACCAACCACAGTAGCTACCTAGCTTCTCTAAATTCTTAAAGCGACTATCGTTAGCTGTCTTAAACTCTAATAAATATTTGGTGTTCTCTTTTAAACCTGGTAAGTTCTCAGCCATACCGTCCATGTGTCCCTTAACATGACCGCCAAGAGCTTGAGTTCTAAACTGTTTGCCATTGTCTTGTACGTCATAGATAGTAGCTCCAGGTATCTTACGTAGCTTCTCAATTAGATGTTCTTCTACTACGTTGCCTAAGTCTAACAACCTAAGAACTCTTGGCTGCCAATCATCGGGCATGAGCCAGCGGTATCGCATCCAAAGGAGCCTTTGATTCGGATTACCGATACCACTGATACCCAAATAAAACCTTTGGTGTCTTTCAGTATTTGTTTCTACTTCATCTAGTAGGTTGTTAATTGTCATTTGGTTCATAGTCCTCAGCTTGTTTAATTTGTCTTTTTAATTCTTGGATTCCTATGTATATTTTATTAAACGTAGAGTTTTGCATAGTTACATCTTTTTCTATCCAGTCTCTAATCATTTTTGGTGGTACATTTAAAGCATTACCCAGAGATGTAATATTAAAACCTCGTGATTCGATTAAATATTTCATATACTTGTTCATCTTAATCTGCTCTATTTCTTTAATCATAACAATATCTCCTCATTGTTTTTTGTTTTGATACCTATAACATTCTCATACTTGCCTTGCTTCTGTAAGACAATCTCTGCTATGTTTTCAAACGCACCACTGTTTATTAATTCAGCAGCCATCCATGGCTGTTGTGGAGCACCCCACTTCTCTGCTATCTTCTTCCATCTACGCACTGCCATGTTGTGTGCAGTAGGATGTCCAAACATAAGTGGCATTTTCTTAGGAAAAAACTCATTCTTAACTGTAAAGATAACTTGACAATACTCACTGCCATTCTGAGACTTGGTGACTGTTGCATAGATGTCAGTGACTGGTGTGTATCTGGGCTTGGCTTTCTTTCTTTCATCAGATAAGACAGCTTGCCTCTCTGCTTTAGTTCTCTTAGCAACTTCTTTTTCTTTCTTAGTCTCTAGCTCTACAAACTTTTTAGATCCCTCGAATACCTGATCGCACTCAATACATTTCTTAGCAGCGGGTAGGTTAATAGCATTACAGGCAGCACATATCTTAGGATGATATTTTGCTGGAGCTGACTGATCAGGCTGTACCTCATCAAGACAACCATGCCTGGCTACGTTCTCTCCATAGTCTAGTAGTAAACAGTTCTCTTTGTTCTCATGTAGTCTCATGCCTCTGCCACACATCTGCACGAACAAGCCAACGCTTTGTGTTGGTCTAAGTAATCCTATGCAATCAGCTCTTGGTGCATCCCAACCCTCAGTTAGTACGCCCACATTACATATAGCATGGATAGATCCATTGTTAAACTTTTCTAATACATCTTCTCTTTTTTCTTTTGGTGTCTCACCTGTTACACATTCAGCCATGATCCCATAAGTCTTGAGGCATTGAGTCATCTTCTCTGCATGTAATACTGATACACAAAAGAATACTGTTGCTGTTCTTCCTTTGGTGTAGGCATTATCAATCCAGTCATTAATAACTTTGAGCATGGTGTCGTCAACTATAGCTATCTTCTCTAGCTCTCTTTCTTTGAAGTCTCCATTCTTAAACTTCAAGCCAACTGATCCTGCATCAATAATGGCATCATCATTTACCGCATAGGCAGATAGTCTACATAAAAATCCTTCTCGTATTAGCTCTGGTATAGATACTGAGTAGGCTAAGTCTTTAAAGAAATGATCTTTACGATTGCCATATATATAACCCTGTCCCATACGATATGGTGTGGCAGTACAACCCATAACTTTCATAGGCCTTCTGTTTGATAGAGTTGTTATGATCTTCTTATACCTGGTATGAGAACTTGGCGGTACGTTATGTGCTTCATCTATGATCATGTAATCAAAGCTACCAACAGCATCTAATCTTTTAGGCGATGCTAAAGTATCACGACTAGCAACAAGGATTTGTGAATCTATCTCAAAGCGTTTCATACCTGCGGCCAAGACTCCCACTGGAGCATCAGGCCATACTGTTTTTAGTTTAGTCTCTGCTTGTTCTACTAATTCTTTTCTATGTGCTAAGACCAGAAATCTAGCTGAAGGATCTTTAGCTAGTATTTCTTTAATGAAATGCGAAAAGATAATAGTCTTACCTGCTGCTGTAGGTAATACAATTAAAGCATGATCCTCTGCTGGGCGTGTAGCAAACCAATGGTGTAGGGAATCTATTGCATCCCTTTGATAGTATCTAAGCTTCAATGTATTGTCTTGTCAGGCTCTTCAACTGTTTCACTTTCAAAGCCTGGTATATCCATGTGGTCATGGGCCATGCTAAGTATTAGTTGTAGCGCTTCTGTTTCTGTGTCTGAGAACTTGAATGCCAGGTCAACAGCAAATCTAGTTAATGTAATAATTGCTGATCTTGAATCTAGTTCTTTAAGTGACCATTCATCTAAACAATTTTGCACATCATACATAACTCTGTCGCATGTTTGTTTATCTAAATATTCTATAAATTTTTCTTTGTCTATCATCTTTAGTATCCACGTTTAATAGTGTTAGTTTAGCTTCTTTAACTTTAGTATCTAACTCAGAAGGTAGACTGTCAAAGTTTTGATCTAAAGAATCTAATAGTGATGTCATTGATTCTACTAAGGCGTTAGCCTCTCTTTTATCTATAGCCATATATTTCTCCAAAAATACATTAGGGTATACAATAACCCTAGGTGCGAGGAGTAGCCTTGGTATTAAGACTACTCACTCGGTTTATTTATCTACAAAAATTCTCTCTCCTTATAGATAAATTATTTGTCCCAATCAAAACCATCATCATTTGATGCGGTTTCATTAGGACTTTGCGAAGGGGCTGACGCATTGCTATTAGTTGCAACTGCAAGAAACTTAGCAATCTTATTCTTGTCAGCCCATTTCGTTCCATCTCCCTTATCTTTGCCAACCTCAACATTTACTTTGGCTTGAAAAGGAATGCTTAACATGCTTTCTAACTGCTCTAGACCAAAGGCATCTACATCAGCTTCCATACCCATAGCTCTTCTCCAGTCTCTAAGTCTACTTATAGATACGTTTAACCCAGCTCCTTCAAGCATAAAGGTTTCCCATATCTTACGACCAGAATGAGTAGGGCCTGTCACATCAAAGGTAATTGATAAGTATCTATCACCCTTAGCACTTGTTTTATTCTCCCATCCAGTAGCTACAAAATCGTAGTCACCGACTGGCATTAGATCAAACGATCCACCTGTTTCCTCGACATTAGTCAAGTTTAAATTAAAATCATCAGACATATTATTCTCCTTTTTTAGATTTTAAAGATTCTTTAAATGCAGTCATGAAAGCTG